GAAGTCCGTAGGCCGCCCAGCCCCATCATGTTTCAGTGTGTATCTCTGTATCGCACCGACCTCGTGCAGGATGTCGAGTAGGGTGAGGAAACTGTCACTGGGTATTACGTAGCGGCAACGTTGGAACAGTTGATGCCGTGGCACCGGGTCACTCCCAGCCGCAATCAGGTAGGACCGGATGTTGTCGAGGGCCGTCGCATACTTGCTCTTCTGCTCGGCGCTCTCGAAGATGTTAACGCTGTCGCCCTTTATCTCAGACACCAAGTTGATCGCGTCGGTAACGTGTGTTGTGCCGATCTGCCATGTCTGGTCGTTGATGCACAGGCATGCTGCGACACGTAACACGTGTGCGTCCTCGCGTGACTCGAACGCCTGCTTGAACGTGTCAAAGGACGGCTCGCGTGCGTTGTACCAGTCAGTGAAGGTGGTGAGTGCGTCTGCTGACATGGTGATCTCAGGCTGTGATGCGGCCTGTGCACGGATGTGTTGCAGGTCTTGGAGCATGTCTGCCCATTCCATGTCAACACGTGTTGACGACTCTGGCCATGCGATCTTGGCCTTGGGCTTGTTGGAGATGATGAACATGCAGCGTGATGCGAAGCCACCCTCTACGACATTGGGATTGACAGTCTTGAGTAGCCAGATAGGTGTTGAAGCAGACAGGAAGGTGACGTAGACGTTTTGTTGTATGCACTCGCCGCGCGCAATAGTTCCTCCTCCGTGGCGATAGGCAGGACAATCGTATAGGTCAGTGAGCAGTGTCGGCATGTTAGCGACGTAACGCTCTGTGCCAAGGAACACAGCAAGTTCGGAGATGGCAATGCAAAGCTGGCCAGCCCCGTAGGCTGATGTTCGTGTGTGCAAGAGTTCGTCAAGCTTCTCTCCTGTCATCTTGGCATCGACGTAGCCCATGCTGTCGTCGGTGGTGAGCAGTTCACGTGCCATCCTGCCTGCTGTGGTGACGCTGGTTGACTTGCGTGCGATGCCACTGTCGCCAACGAGGATGGTGAAGAAGTTCATGTACACGGGTGCGCGTGGTCGTGCCACTACCACACGCCGTCCGCATGCTACGCTGATCAGCCACATGCCACACCACCAGTCGAAGGCGTGTGCTGTCTCCTGTGTGGACATGAAGCGCAGGTAGCGCCCCATGAATGACTCACGGGGCACCAGCTTGTAGTAGTCAGTCATACTCCACAGAAGGTTCGCAGATGCCAATCGAATGTAGAGAAGCTGATTTCTCCACGGCGCCACGCCCGTTCCATGTGACGGTTCAACCGCCTAAACTTTCGACGCCATGTGCTACGCTTCCTGATGCTGCGCTTCATGTTATACCCTCTTGAGGATTGTCACAACACGGAATCTGTGATTGGTTGACTTAACCATGCCTATCACAGCTTCTATTGTGAATGCGTCTTTGCGATACATCGGCAGCACCTGATCCAACCACACGACATGTGTGTCTGGTTGTAGTCGTTGTAATGCATGCATGACTAAGTTGCGTTTGACCATAGTTGTCTCGTAGCGGTCTGCATCCTCGACTGAGTATGGTGGATCAGCCAACACGAGGTCGTAGTCCTGTAGTGGAATCAGGATAAGTTCTTCTGCGTCACACACGTATGTTGGGTTCATGTCTGGGTTGATGTCCACTGTGTCCCCAGGCATTGCGTCTAAGTCTACCTTACCACTGAACAGGTGCAGCACACGCTTTTTGTCTGGGAACAGTGCACGTATACGCCGCAAGTATCCTGCTGGGTATCCTCCGTAGTATTCAGACTTCACACGGTAGTCGTTGCCCATGATCCACGTGCCAACGATGCGGTTGTCCTCTCCGATGAATAGGCTGCGAGGGAAACCTGTTGTATCCACGTAGAAGTCTATCCGCTCCTGTAGGGTCATACTTTGGCTATCGTAGACCAGCGATGCACACCGTCTGGTCCTGGCTGTGACACACCGAGTTCAGCAGGCACGATCAGTGGCTCCGGTGCGTCGATCCCAGCGAGCCGGTTGCTCACCGAGTTGATCCAGATGGGCTGCTCTGCATGGTGCTTCATGATGGACCGCACAGTAGGCCCATCCTCGTGTCGGTTCAATGCAATCAGTGCATCGTGGACGTTGATGACGATCCGTGCAGTGGGAGGCCAGTCGGGGTCGTCGTGACACTTATAGATGACCGATGAGGTCCAGTCACCGTTGATCGACTGCGGCTCGAAGGCAACGATGGCGTCTAGGGCTGCGTCATCCCAGCGTTCCAGTAGCATCCATCGTCGTCCGAGGGCAGTTGTAATAGCACGGTCCCTGCGGACGAGTGCAACCAAGTCATCCCACCACATGGTGACCTGTGGAGACGCCATGTGATAGAGACGGTAGGCTTGCTCGGCTTCCACGTGTGACAAGCCTGTGACTGTGGCAAGCTTGTCTGGTCCCATGCGGTAGTTGAGTCCGTGACGACACCGCTTGGCAACGTATCGGATGGTCGGGCGTCCTTCCTCGTCCCTATCGCGTCGTGGTACTTGCTCATAGGCTACCCTGAACATGTCACTGGCTAGTGCACAATGCGCATCATACGTCCCAGGATGCAAGCGTGCGTTCTCAAACTGCTGCTTCCACACAGGGATGTTAGCCAGGATCGCAACTATGCGAGCCTCGATCTGTGACATGTCGAAGTAGCTGAGCTCCCAGCCCTCGGGTGCTACGAACATGCCCTTGGCGTTCTCGGGTATGTTCTGCATGTTGAGGCCAGTTCCCCAATGCGTCTGTGAGCTACTCAAGCGTCCGGGAGCGGAGGCGACGCCGGTTTGCTTGTAGGAGCATCGCCACCGTCCGTCGCTGTCGGGTTCGGCGCTGACGTATGTGGATACAAACTTGGCCTCTTGTATGTATCGATCAACGGCGTTGATAAGGTCTCTAGCTGCTGGGTTAGTCCGTGGATGGAGTCTAATACGATCACGATTCTCCTTATCAGTGCTTCTTCCTCTGCCGACCAACTGTAGGTCGTCAAAGAGGAGCTTAGCGAGTTGCTGGTTGCTTCTTGGATTGAAGTTGTAATCAGCAACGCCAGTTGCCACACGAGCCTTGACTTGGCATAGCTCTCTTGCAGCTTCCAGGCTTCGTCCGAGTTCATCGGCGAACGAGGACTTGAGTCTTGCATCGACTGACACTCCGTTGACCGACATCTCGATCAGTTCAGGTTGCAGACGCATGATGTGGTTGAAGAACCGCTCATCCATGCCAGCCTGCTGCAACTCATTGAGCATGCACTCCATTGCCATGCGTGTGATGCAGCAGTCCTTTACGTTGTACTCCCAGAAGGCGTTGATGTCTCCCTCCTCGCGCCACAGCTTGCCGTCGTCCTTGTAGTACGGATGGTCCGTGTACTGGGCAGTGATGAAACCCAGATCATGCGGCAGTCCTGGGTATAGGAAATGATGTGCGAGCATCGTGTCGAACCAATGTGCGTGAATACGTATGCGGTCTTTGAACCAGAGCCACGTTGCATCGTAGTGACCATTTTGGGCAACGAGCCGCACCGCAGGGTTCGATAGAAGTGCTTGTAGTTCGAGACGGATATGGCGTTCCTCGTCCAGCGTGTAATGGTTTTGTCCTTGTGAACGAAAGTTGATACAGATGCCTGTGTCGTTGGTCGGTGCAAAGCCAACACATGCTGTCTCACCAGCCATCGTCTCAATGTCATAGGCAAGCGGCGTAGTGAGCGTGCGTGCATACCGTATGAAATCGACCGCCTCGGTGTAGGTGGGATTGATGTGTGCACGGATAGGTGGAACACTGAACGTCCCCTTGAGTAAGCGTTGCAGCTTGTTGAGGTCCATGCGGAACACGATCTCCATGCGCGGCTCACGCATGACGTGTGCTGGGTTGAACGTGGCCAGGACTTGCACGCGCCTGTCACCGAGCATGATGGGGATGACCGAACCACGCACCTGTGTGATGCCGCTGTAGGAGGTGAGTGCTTCGAGTGCGTAGTTGCCGAGTGCTACCACGTACTCGACATGCGGTAGGCGTTCCAGTTCCTCCTGCAAGATGTGACGCCAGTGCTCAAGCTCCTGCTTGCTGAGTGTAATCTTCTTCTGCTGTGGCATCACGTCGTAGCTCTCAGCCGCTGACACCAGCTTGCGCTTGACGACGTTGGTGATGTACACGTCGTTGCGTGTGAGCTTGTCCTTGCGTAGCATGTCCCACAGGTACTTGCCTGAGCCGCCGATGAGTGGCATGCGCTGCTGCACTTCACGTTCACCGGGTGCCTCGGCTACGACAGCGATGGTGCTGTTGACGCTGCCACCTGCACCGCAGTTGAACTCCAAGCCTGCTGCTTCCACTGCTGCCTTCAGTTCAGCGTTGGCATGTGCGATGTTCTGGTATGGGTCCATCATCAAAACACTAATCCTCCTCTGGGAAGTTCAGGACTGCATACTCGCCTAGTATCTTCTTGGCCAATGCATCCCAAGCTCTCGCTGCTTCTTCCGGTGTGTCGAATGTTCCTGTGAGAATGCCCACCCCACACGTGGTGAGGTGGGCATGAGTTACCTGTGTAAGGCGCGTGCTATGACTGCACCTGATTGTCGCCGCTCCTTGCGGTTGGTTGGTATGCGACCCGGCAGGTCAACGACTACCTCTTGTCCATGCGACGCAACCGCCTTCCCCTTACTGGTGCCGGTGTCGGCGGTGTCACTGGCGGGGACACTAAGAGGGTTGTAGCGTAACCAGTCTGGACACTCTACAAGGATAGTCTTCTCTTTCTCATCCACAGTGAACTGCACCAGGGCAGGAGGGACTGGCACCTCGTTCAGCACGTAGTGACTGAGTGCTTGTGCAGCGATGTTGGTATTGTATGAGGTGTTCACGCCTCGTGTTGTGCCGAGGCTGTAGCCATTCTTGTCTTCCACGAGCATGAGGAAGCCACGATCCTCACCTATACCTTCATGGATGGTGATCCTGCATATGGCACGAACGTATGTCTCTCCGGTCTTGTTCGTTCGTTGAGATGCTACTTCCTCTACAGCCCAACCCACCTGTCTGACCAGCGATGGTGTCATGGAGATGTAGATGCCTCGTGGTATTCCTGTCTCCTGTCCGGTATGGAGGTGCGAACCCATACGTAACTCGGCCACTGATAGGTTGCGTGGTCCTACTGCACTCTTGCTGATCTTGACGAAAGCCATGTGTCACTCCATTGGTTAGCCTGGGAACTTGGTTGACTTGGCAATGCTCTGCATGTCTGCGAACACCGTGCACTGCTGTCTGGCACGTGTGATGGCTGTGTAGAAGTTGCGGCGTGACTGCGACCACAGAGTGGACTTGTTCATTACGTAGCACACGTGCTGGAACTCTGAGCCTTGGCACTTGTGTGTTGTCAGGACGTAGGCATGGTCGATGTTCCTCCTTGGGTCTTGCTCCACGACGGTGCCGTTCTCACGTACGATGATGACCAGTGGTGGCACCACGACCGTTCGGTCACCAAAGTCTATCTCTACACTGCCGTCCTCGAAGTTGATGTTGTGGACGACACCGAGTTCACCGTTGAATGCGTATGCCTCACCTGTGCCATCGAGGTCGTAGCTGTTGGCGGTGTACACTACCTTGCTGCCAACCTGCACACGGATGGGACCGACATCCTTCTGCACCCACCTGTGGCGTGGCAGTTCGATGAACGGTCGTGTGCGGTCCCAGAACATGGCCTGCACTACGAGGTTGAGGCGTTGCGTGCCGATCCATGACTTGTTCATGGAGGTGATAATCTGATGATCAACGTCTGCGTATGAGTGTCCTTGCGCAAGGGACAACTCGACAAATTCCTGCACTGCACGGACAGGCTGATCGGTAGTTCGCATGTGGAAGTCATCAGTCGAACGTGGCATTCTGCCGAGCAGTATCTGCGAACCATTGCGCGCAATACCCGAGCCAGCGTCGTGGCGGTGGATCGTGTCGAGTGTAATTCCATCGAACTTCTCTAGCATGCGTTGGAACGAACTCGGTAGCTGGTCCAGTCTACGGTCTTCCTCGATTGGCTTCAACTGGTTGGCGTCACCGAACATGCAGATGCGTGCGCCGGGCTTGAGTGCAGCGAGTAGGCTGTCGTGTATCTCCTGGTTCACCATCGCGTACTCATCAGTGAGCAGCACGTCGTAGTGCAGTGGGCGTCTGCGGTTGTAGCGTGGTCCGGTGCTGACCTGGACTGTCTTCTTGTTGCCTGTGAGTTCGTCCTCCACCTCCACCTCGTCAGGCATGCCGTAGCCAAGCAGTCGGTGGTTGGTGACAGCCTCTAGCTGCGTAGCCTCACGTATGCGCTTGGCTGCCTTGCCTGTTGGTGCACTGGACTGCACGCTGTAGCCTGCGTCACGTAGACGCTGTGCAACCTCACGCATCATCAGTGTCTTGCCTGTACCTGCCTTGCCTGTCACTGCTACGACACGTCTGCTCGTGTCACAGCATGCTTCGATAGCCTTGGTCTGGGTTTCGTCCCACTCAATCACGTCTACCATGCCGTGGCTCTCCTAATGCAGGATGTCAGTGGATAAGGAAAAGGCCGCACCTGTTAGAGTGCGGCCTCCCTTGCGCTACACGGGTGCGTAGTGCTCTACGCGGCCTGGGGTTGTGTAGCCGCAACCGATGACCCGCCGCGTCCTGCCGGTACAATGCCGCGCAGGTAGAATACGTGCGGCTGGTTACCGCCCTCTACGATCTCAAGCACCTTCTCGGCACTGCGTTCGACAGACACCACCTTGATGCGCTTCTTGTCGAATGCCATCGGCTGTCCCTGCTCATCGAGGACCTGCACAATGAAGAAGGCAGGACGTGGCGGCGACGGACGGCGTGGCCTGCGTGCGCGTGATGGCTTGCTTGACACGTCAGGTGCGGGCATGCCGGGTGCTTGGTTGAGTGCTGGTTGAGCCATGAATACTCCCTTGGTTGGTAGTCAACACGTGTTGACTGTAGAGTGGGCAGTCACAGAATGCAACCGTTCATTCATATCACGGCGCAAGAATGCGTGCAATTGTTGGTCGCTGCTCGCCTTCATACTCCTGATGTGCAATGTCGATGGTGCCACGCAGACCCACGAGTGCACCCAGGTCCAGCTTGCGACCACGCGGACCACCGACGTTCTCAAGGAACTTACGCCAACGGTAACGCATGGTGGGCGTGTCTTCAGTGGTGAGACGATTGTACATCAGCACTGTGCCGTCGGGATCACCCTCAGTGAAGTCGGCAGGGTATGAGTCTGAGTTCACACGGAACGTCACCTGCACGTACTCGTTGCCTGTTGTGGCTGATACGCGCGTCTGCACACCAACAATCTCCGCTGGGTAGGGACCGACTGGCAGTGGCGGTGGTGGTTGTGCGTCGCTGATGTCCTGTGAGAACTCAAGTATGGATGTCGAGTGAGACATTGAGGTTGCTCTCTCCAAGCTGTTGCCTATATACAGGCGTGACTCCATTGGAAGTTCTTGGGGTGGCATGTGACAGACAAACTTGCCGGTGGTCAGTGTGGCCACCGGTCATTTTGGCAGTGGTAACTTGTTGCCCTTCCCGTCCTTCCACGTCGTGAACCATCCGCTGATTGTGTCTCCTTTCCTCGTGTTAGGATCGTAGCGCCACTCGAACTCGGGTTGTGTGGCGTTGAACAGTCGTGTCTTCATCGGCTTACGCATGCGGCACGGACGCACAGCGATGATGCGCTTGTTGCCATCGTCACGCACGTGCCACACCTCGTTGAGCCGAAGCCCGAGTTGGTTAGCGGTGCCCTCAGACAGTGCCAGTGTGATCGACAGCACACGGCCCTCGTCGTCACGGTCTGGTGCGTTCTCGTGTGTGGTGAAGCACACGTTGCGGTCCAGGGCACCGGTCACTTGCATGGCTGCTGTGGCGATACGCAACATCATGGAGTTGCGCCACGTGTAGCCATGCATGCCTGGTTGTTCGAGTGATGAGCGTTGGTTGCGTGTCACTGCCTCACGCAGTGCCATGTATGCGAGTGTGGTCATGCTGTCCCACACCACCGTCTCCACCTCAGCATGCTTGCGTAGGTAGTCACCGAGGCCGTATGGATCAGGTGTGCGGAACTGCGTCATGACAGTGACTGGGTTCTCTGCACTCAGGTCCAGCACACTCACGTCGTCACGTCCAGCGAGTGACAGTGCACCGTCTGGGTCGAACTGCACGAACAGCTTGTGTCCTGGCATGGTTGCAGCGAGGGTCGTCTTGCCACACCCGGCGTCTCCCCACAGTAGCATTGCGAGACGCATGTGTGTCGCATCTGGTGTGAGAACTGGCACTCCACCGAGGCGTGGTGGTCCGTCACTCATTGTCTAGGGAGTCCAGGTATTCGGTGAGCCTGTCGTTGACTTCGTGTACGAGGTGTAGGATCAGTGCCAGTGCTTCCTTCGTCTCAGGTGCAGTGATGCGTGTCACTGTGTCTGCTGCCTCGTTGTAGAGTTGCTTCCACTCAATCTCGTCCATTACCAACCTCCATTGTGTGACTATTCGATGCCGACGCCTTCCGTGACCTCCTTGTGCAGTGGTGACCATTCGTCCACCTCCATCTCTGACACGATGACGCGCTGCTCCTCGTTGTCCGCATCACAGAATGGTATGAATGCGCACGGACGGAAGTAGCGGTTGCAGGAGTGGGTGTACTTGGGTGCTGCGTACGGATCGCCTGTGTAGGCGTTGTACATGAGCACCGTGTGGACTAGCCAGTATAGCCAGCGTTCGTAGTGGTGCACCTCCCTTGTTGACAGTTCTCTTAGGAACCCACCGTAGTCATACGACTTCGGTAGTGGGACTGCAAGGCCAATTACTTCGGTGTGGTTTACCACATGTTGTGTGAATACCGACGCAGCCACGCAGTATCCTGTGTATTGGTGGTTGATGACTTGGCTCATGGCCCACGCATCATTGAGTCGCGATGCTGTCTTGTTGTCGTGTATGACGAGGTTGCCTTGGCTGTTCCAGTGGATGCCGTCGATCTTGCCGGTCAGTCTGCACGTCAACATGTGTTGGCCGGTGATCTCAATTACCAAGTCGAATGCGATCTCAATGCCCACGTCTGACTGTGGGTCGTTCGGGTCACGCACCCACACCGGTTGGTCCCAACGCCACCGGTTGATGTATGCGAAGATGCACTCCTCCATGTTGGACAGCGTGCGCCGCTTGTCACGTGGATCGTCGTAGAAGCCGCTGGTGTCTAGCACTGCGATGGCACCGCGCTTGCACATCTCAATCAGGTCGCTGCTCTCCTGAATGCTTGCACAGATGTGCTCGAACCGCTCCTGGCCAAACAGGCGTATGCCGTGGTAGTTCCACAAAGCGGTGCCCTGGTCAGCCATGTGCTGCTTCTCTAAGTCCTCCATGAGGTTGCACAGGCGAATGAATGCGAAGCACTCATGCATTGCCTTGCCACACTCCAACGCGAGTGACCTGCCACGACTGGGCATGACCTTGTGCATCTGGTAGCGCAGGACACCCCACGTAGGACACGTGTTGAGTGCAGCGAGCTTGGTGTGGTCGTAGGTGTCTAAGTGTGCATCCGCTGGTGTGGCAAGGCGAAAGGATGCCTCGTACTCATTCCCTTGGCTCCTCATTCTGTGCGTCCCGTCTCATCTGGTTGATTGCTTTTGCCATGCCGTCGCCAACCGTGGTGAGCTTCTGCACTTCGTTGATCACTCTATCCAGCAGGTCAACAACGTCACGGAGATGCTGACGTGTCTCAGCATACTCGTCAAGGAACGACTCGATGGTTACGACCACACCTTGTTCGAAGCCGTAGTCCTTGATGTTGGCACGCAAGTCGCGTGCACGTACAGGCGCAGGCATGCTATCCCACCTCCATGTGTATCGCCATCACCAATAGACGCACCTTGTGAATGGCAGTTTCCAACTTGGTCTCGGCCTCGTCAGCCTTGGCAACTGCACGGCGTGCTGTGATGAGTGCACGCTCGTACTTCATGAACAGTTCCAGTCTGGCCTCGTCTGCTTTGACTTGTGCCAGTTCCTCTAGCTTCCTAACAGCAACAAGGCGACGCTCACGTATGTCGTGTAGCATCGCCTCTAGATCGGCAACCGCCATGTTGGCGATTGATGCACGTTGTGTGGGGGTGTCATACGCCGTAAGGACTGCTTCGAGGTTCGA